CAAAAAAATGTCAGAAACGCTGATGACGGAAGCCGACCAAACCAATGAAGGCAGCACACAGCAACCAGTAGGAGAAGCACAAACCGAGCAATCGGCTGAAACTACGAATACTGAAGATACGCAGCAACAAGCTGAATCTGTACAGGATCAACAAGATTCGGATGAATCCTCTGTTGAAAGTGAAACTAGCGAACAGGAAACCAAAAAAGAAGGTGCTCCTGACAAATACGAGTTCAACGATAAGGTGGCTGACGCACCAGAGGTACTCGACCCCGATGTTTTAACTGCATTCGGTGAAGTCGCTAAAGAACTTGACCTGCCACAGGAAGCTGCACAAAAGGTATTAGACAAAGTCGCACCTGTAATACAGGCAAGACAAGCAGAACAAGTTGAAAGAGCACGAGTTGAATGGGCAGAAGAATCAAAATCAGATGACGAATTTGGTGGAGAAACTTTTAATGCCAATTTAGAAGTTGCTAAAACAGCCCTTAATGCTTTTGGTACTGATCCTTTTAAACAGTTGCTGTCAGAATCAGGCTTGGGAAACCATCCCGAAGTAATTCGGTTTATGTACCGAGCAGGTAAGGCAATTAGTGAAGACAGTTATGTTGGTAATTCACAAGGAGCTAATGCTCAAGGCAGTAATGTTCCTAAAGATTTTAACGGCATAGCTAACGCACTATATTCAAATCAGCAAAACAAGTAAGGAGTTATTAAATGGCTACACTTTCAACCTCAAATTTAACACTAGCGGATTGGGCTAAAAGATCTGACCCAGACGGTAGAGTTCCAATTGTTGCAGAACTATTATCACAAAGCAACGAAATATTAGATGATTGCGTGTTTAAAGAAGGTAATTTACCTACTGGAGAACGTGTAGTTATTAGAACTGGTTTACCTTCAGTATATTGGAGAGCATTAAACCAAGGTATTCCAAACAGCAAGTCAACAACAGCACAGATTGATGAAGCTTGCGGAATTCTAGAAGCTCGTTCTGAAGTAGACAAAGACTTAGCGATGTTAAATGGTAACACCGCACAGTTTCGTTTATCTGAAGATACTGCTTTCTTAGAAGCAATGAACCAGACACAAGCTGAGACAATGTTCTACGGCAACCCTGGTACAGATCCTAAGAAGTTTTTAGGTTTAGCACCTAGATATGGTGATTTATCTGCTGACAATGCAGTAAACATCCTTGATGCAGGTGGATCAGGTTCTGATAACGCTTCTGTATATTTAGTTGTTTGGGGAGATCAAACAGTTTATTGTCCTTTCCCTAAAGGATCTAAAGCAGGTTTAACTCACGAAGATCTTGGTGAGCAAACTGTTTACAATAGTGACGGTACAAGACTACAAGCTTTTGCTACTCGTTACCAATGGAAGAACGGTTTGGTTGTTAAAGATTGGAGATACGTTGTTCGTATTTGCAACATTGATATTTCTGACCTCCTTGGTAGTGCTAATACACAAACAGCAGCAGCATCAACTAACTTAGTTAAATTGATGGCTAGAGCGTTGTATAGAATACCAAACATGGCAATGGGTAGAGCAGCATTCTATATGAATAGAACAGTTCACTCAGGCATGAGTATTGCAGCACTTGATAAATCACAAAACGTATTATCAATACAAGAAGGTTTATCACAGTTTGGATCAGCACAAAGCTACTTATCATTCCTTGGAGTACCTCTAAGAAGAGTAGATGCGTTGATTAACAGCGAAGCTCGTGTTGTTTAATTTGTTTATTATTAAAGGAGATTTAAAATGATCACAGATGCATTGCTCAGAGTAAGTGAAGATCAAGCACTTACAACAACTGCTGTATCTACTAATACTGTAGATCTAGGAACTGCTAGAGATATAGGTGAAGGTACACCATTGTATATGAACTTTGCCGTTACTACTGCACTAGCAAATGGTACAAGCGTAAAGTTTGAAGTTATTACTAGTGCAAATGCTAACTTGTCTAGTCCTACTGTTATAGGTAGCAGCGATGCAATCCTTACAGCAGCACTAACATTAGGCAAAAACGTAGTAGTACGTTTCAACCCATTGATTGCTGAAAAGGGTCAAAGGTATATTGGTGCTAGATACACAATTGCAGGTACTTTTAATGCAGGTAAAGTTACTGCTGATATAGTAGAAACAATAGGTGATGGTCAAAAGTACTACGCTTCTGGCTTTACCGTAGTTTAATAAGGAGAATTTATGCCTATTTACAGAGCAAAAATTAAGTGTTTTGTAGGTCAATCCCTACGAGAAGCTGATGAAGAGTTTGAATACAACGGAGAGCCAAACACTAACATTGAAATTGTTGGTGGATCTGATGTTATTGATTTTGAAGCAATGACAAAAGCAGAGCTTGAAGTGTATGGTCGTACTATTGGTCTAGAACTAGATCGAAGACAAACAAAAGAAACTCTTATTAGTCAACTTAAATCAGCAAGTAAATAGGCATTATTTTTCAATTTTTCTTACTGGGGGCTAGTAGTAATACTGCTAACCTCCTCTTTTTATAGGAGATGACATGGCAACTGAAGTAGACATTTGCAACCTTGCCTTGGCACATTTAGGTGATGATGCAACTATAGCTTCTTTAAATCCACCAGAAGGATCTGCTCAAGCAGAAAAAGCTGCACGATTTTATCCGATTGCAAGAAATACTTTGTTAGAAATGCATACATGGAATTTTGCAGCAAAACGTGGCAATTTAGCTTTAACAACTAATACTATTGAACAATGGGATTATGCATATGTAGCCCCTGCCGACATGATGTCTCCTGTTGCAGTTATATCTCCTACAGCACAAAATGATTATGCTACAAGAATGGCAGCAGGTGATACCCCAGGTAATTTAACAGCTAATTTTGCACCGACAATTGTGGCAGGTCAATATACACCACAACAGTTTGCTATAGAAGGAAATTTAATTTATACCAATCAAGAAAATGCGATGTTAAGGTATCAAGCATTTGTAACTGATCCATCATTATTTTCACCTTTATTTGTTATTACATTGTCATGGCATTTGGCATCAATGCTTGCAGGTCCTGTTATTAAAGGAGATCAAGGAGCAGCAGAAGCAAAACGATGTACACAAATGATGACTAATTATTTAACAAGTGCAAAACAATCAGATAATTTACATAGAGATATAACAGTCGAACATATAGTCCCTTGGACATCTGGGAGATAACTTATGCCTGTTACTCGTAATTTTAAACAAGCATTTTCTGGAGGTGAAATATCACCAGAAATGTTTGGTCGTATTGCTGATAATAAATTTCAACAAGGTGCAGCAACAATGCGTAATTTTATTGCTAAACCACAAGGGCCTGCACAAAATAGACCAGGTTTTGCCTTTGTAAGAGAAGTAAAAAATAGTACTAAAGCAACAAGATTAATACCTTTTACATTTAATACAACACAAACAATGGTGCTTGAATTTGGTGATGGATATTTTAGATTTCATACTCAAGGACAAACTTTATTTTATAACGATGGTGCAGCATGGAATGGTGGTACTAGCTATGCAGTAGGAGATATAGCTAAATATAACAATGTAAATTATTACGCAAAAACTGCACATTCTAATAGCCAACCACCTAACGCTACAAATTGGTATGCACTACCAACAAATCCCAACATATACGAAATACCGCATTCATATGCTGAAGCAGATTTGTTTGACGTACATTATGTGCAATCTGCTGATGTTTTAACATTAGTTCATCCGTTACATCCACCAAAAGAATTAAGAAGATTAAGTGCAACAAAATGGGAATTGCGTGTAATTGATTTTGGTAGTCCTATAGCTGCACCTACTGGTGTAAGTGTTTCTAGTTATATACCTTCTTCTACTTCTACAAACTCAGATACTTATGTTGATCATGAATATGTTGTTACGGCTGTTAAATCTAATTTAGTAGATGAAAGCAATCAATCATCTGCTGCATCTGTAAGTAATAATATATTTGTTACTGGAGCTAAAAATACTATTACATGGAACGCTGTTTCTGGTGCTACCAGATATAGAGTTTATAAACAACAAGGTGGTATTTACGGATTCTTAGGAGAAACTACAACAACAACTCTTGTAGATGATAATATTTCACCAGATTTTTCTAGAACACCACCAATTCATGAAAATGATTTTGTAGGTACTGGTAATTATCCTGGTGCTGTATCTTATTTTGAGCAACGCAGAGTGTTTGCAGGTACAAATAATGCACCGCAAAATATATGGATGACTAAATCTGGTACTGAAAGTAATATGTCATTTGGTTTGCCTATAAGAGATGATGACCGTATTGAATTTAGAGTTGCTGCTCGTGAAGCAAATACTATTAGACATATTGTTCCATTAACAAATTTATTAATGTTAACTGGATCAGCAGAATGGAGAGTAACTTCTGTTAATAGTGATGCTATTACTCCTACGTCTATATCTGTAAAACCGCAATCATATGTAGGAGCAAACAATTCACAACCAGTAATTGTTAATAATAGTTTGGTATATGGTGCTGCTCGTGGTGGTCACGTTAGAGAACTTGGTTATAACTGGCAGGCAAATGGATTTATAACAGGTGATTTATCTCTTCGTGCTCCGCATTTATTTGATAATTTTACAATTGTAGATATGAGTTTATCTAAATCACCAATACCTATTGTTTGGGCAGTAAGTAGTAGCGGTAAATTATTAGGTCTTACATATGTGCCAGAACAACAAATAGGTGCGTGGCATCAACATGATACTGATGGTACATTTGAAAGCGTTGCTTGCGTATCTGAAGGCAATGATGACGTTACCTATTGCGTTATTAAAAGAATAATTGAAGGTTCTGAGGTTCGATATGTAGAACGTATGGGTACAAGATTATTTGCAACGCAACGTGATAATTTTTTTGTTGATTGTGGTGCAACTTATAATGGCACAAATACAGATACAAATAGAACAGTAACAGTATCTGGCGGTACAAATTATACAAAAGGAGAAACTGTTACCGTAACTGTAAATTACAATTTATTTAATGCTCCACCTAGCGTTGCTGATAAAAACGATGCAATAGTAATAGTTGATGGTACTACGTTATATCGTTTAACTATTCTTGGCACATCTAGTCAAACAGTAGCAACGGCAAAATTAGACAAAGATTTACCTGCATCTTTGCGTAATACAGCAATTACAACTTATGAAGTTGCAAGAGATAAAATATCAGGCCTTAGTTTTTTAGAAGGTAAAAAATTAAATATTTTAGCTGACGGTGCTGTACATCCACAAAGAACAGTATCAAGCGGTGAAATAAGTTTAGAACGTGCAGCTAGTGTCGTTCATTTAGGATTGCCTTACAAAAGTGATTTAAATACTTTACCTATGGCATTGCAGGTAGAAGCATTTGGTCAGGGTAGAGTTAAAAACTTAAACCATGTATGGCTGCGTGTATTGGAATCATCTGGTATTTTTGCAGGTCCTAGTGCAGAGAAATTAGTAGAAGCAAAACAACGTACAACAGAACCATACGGAACACCACCTAATTTAAAAACACAAGATATAAAAATTATGCTTACACCAGAATGGCAAGATAATGGTCAATTGTTTGTACGACAAAGTGATCCATTACCATTAACTATTGTAGGTTTAACATTAGAGGTAGCTATGGGTGGATAGTGTGACCGTAAACAGATATTATATAGATATACTAAAGAATAAAGAAGTGTAGAGGTAAGTGCCACAATGTCAACAGGATGGAGCAGCCTTTCTGGTTTAGGTAAGTTTGGTGTAATATCACAAGGTTTTGGTGTGCTTGGAAGTGTTATTGGAGCGTATTCAGCAGCACAAACAGAAAAATATAAAACAAAAAGTTTAGCGTTAAGTTTGCAGCACAAAAAAGATATGTCGTTGTTTAATCAACGCATGAAAGAAAGTCAGGCACAACATATAAGTAGAGCATTTAATACAAAACAAATGATGCTAGGTTTAAAACAAGGGGCTGCAAAATCCGCAGGTGTAGTATCAATAGCTTCTAGAGGTGGAGTAAGAGGTGTTGGAAGTAATTTAAATGTAATGGTAGGTAATGACATATTGGCATCAATAGACAGAAATACTATGAATTCAAATAAAGTAAGAGCAGTAGAAAATAAACGGTTAGAAGCTGTTGGTCTTGGAATACAAGGAAGTATGTACGGAATGAGTGCAAGCAATATGTTTTCTACAGCATCACAAATAAATCCATTTATGAATATGACCAGTAGTCTTTTAACAGGTACTGCAAATATAGTTAGTAGCCTGCCCGAATCAATGTTAAGAAGAGGATAATTATGGCAAGAGTACCTTTTCAACAAAATTTACAAGTAGAACAACAAGTAGGTTCTGAAGTGCAATTTGGTGCTACTTCTGTAGAACCAATGAAAGATGTGGTTACTGATGACATACAGAGAAGTGCAAAAGCATTACAACAAACTGGGCAGATAATACAAAAGTTAGACGATGAATTAAATGATGCTGAAGCGAAAAGATTATATAACGGTTTACACGCAGATATACAAAATGAAACTAATAGGTATACAAGTTTAAAAGGAGCACAAGCCGTATTACCTAATGGCACAACTGAAGGAGGGGATAATACAACACCTTATGATGATACAAATAAAAATTTTGAAAATATTTTAAAAACATATACTGATCAATCAAGCAATGGTGTTGTTAAATATATGCTTGAAAACATGGCTCAAGTAAGTATTAAATCGGCTCAATCAAAAATAACTCAACATTCTTTAACACAACAACGTCTCTTTAAAGAACAAGAAACTGAAGCAAAAATTGATAATCATAAAATGGATTCAATAAAAACTATAACTAGATTTAACGAAGGTGGTGAACATTGGACAGCTTTTGGTAGTGGCATTGTAGAAATACAATCATTTGCAATAGACAAAAATTGGAATATAGATCCAAACAAAGGAGAGGTTAGTGCTCAATATTTAAACATGATAAAAGATTATACAACCGAAGTTCATAATGCTGCTGTTAAATGGTTTAAAGATAATAATCAAGAAGTTTTAGGTAAACAATATTTTAAAAAACACGCAGAAGGTTTTGCTATAGGAGGACAACAAATAGTTACTGTTGATGGTGAAACATTAATTACATCATTAGCTGATTTGCAAAAAAGTGAAAACGAATTTTGTGCTGTAAAAATATGTGATAACGTCTTAAGTTACGAAGGAAATTCTAACGATAACAATTTTTTAAGTGAAGTTAATTTTGTAATGAAATTAGACAGTAATCAAAATGTAGATAATGGAAATGGATCGTCAATTATTGATGGTAATAACGCTGATACAATGGCAAATATTAATGCAACTAAAAGTGAAAATATAGAAAACTTACAACAACTAAGAGCTAAATCAATTTATTACAATTTAGATTCTCCTAAGTATGAGCAAATTATACCGCAACATAGAACAGGACATTTATTTGCAATACAAAAATTAGGTGTAAAAAAAGCTGATTCGTTGTATACAAATGCAATTAAAGACGCAAATATTGATAAAGAAAAATATGACAATAATGAAGAATATTTTATAGAAAAAAATAAAGAAGTAATGAGTAATTTTAATAAAGCATTCCTTGCTGAAATAGAAATTGCATATGCACCAAAAGTAAATGAAATTCAAAAAAAAATTACTACTTTAAAAGAAAAAATAAAAAATTATCCTATTGGTCGTAGCTATGTAAAAGGTAGAAAAACAATGCAATCAAATTTAAAAAATTTAGAAAATGAATTTAATACTGCAAAAGCACAAAGTAATAAATATATAGAATCATTAACTAATGATTTATTTGTTATTAATAAAGATATTGATTATAAATACGTTAACGGCAAAGAATATGTAAAAGTAGATCCTAAAACTAATTTACCACCTCTAACTTATTATGAAACACAAATAACAGATACTATAAAAGATCCTGTTAAACAAGAACACGCATTAACAGAACTAAGATTTAAATACAATAAAATAAATAAAAAAAGAACAGAATTATACAATACTGCATATACACAAGCAGAAGACATAGCTTTTTCAGAACCAGATGGATGGAAAATGTTAAAAGCAAATGGTATAGATATTAATAGTTTTACTTTAGAAGATCAAAAAATATTAAAAAATGGTCAACCAAATAAATCAAATGTAGATGCATTAGTTGAAATAGAAAGCAATGAAGCAGAAGTTTTACAAGATGAAAATAAATTAAAATCTTTTAGGCATCAACTTGCTCCTGGTGATTACGAATATTATGTAAATCAACTTAACGATATAAAAACTAACAAAGCAAAAACTAATGGTTTAAAAATAGATCCTCAAATTTTTGAAGCAGCATTATTTGAAAATGATATAGAAAATTTAAAAGAAAATGATGCAAAAAAATATCATAGATTAAAAACAACTTATAGAGATCGTTTAAATTTTTATTATGACAATGGCATAGAAATAAATTATGACAAAAGAAAAGCAATAATTAAAGAAATTTTAGTTGATGAAGTTATATATGATGGTAATTTTAAAGATAATACAAAAGCATTTTTCAATTATAAAGATAGTGATTATGATCGACTATATATAGAAATAGATACAGGACAAGGTAAAACAGAAACAGTTTATTTGTACGAAATACCAAAAGATTTACAAAGTAGAATTGGTAGAACTTTATTAATTGGTGGTCAAGCTCCTTCATTTGAAAATATAGCTAATGAATTTCAGAAAGCAGGTAGACCTAAAGATACAGATACTTATGAAAAACATTTACAAAAAACTATTTTTTTAGGTTATTAATATGGATAATAAATTAATTAAATACGAAGATATAGGTAATTATGAAAATAATAATGAACCAGTTAATACTTACGACAAAACTGGTGATGCATTAGATCTTGAATACGCAAAATTTAATCAGGATAAACAATGGAATAATATAAGACAAACATTAAAAGCCGTTATTGAAATGGACGGTGATAAAGCAGGTGAAATACAAAAATTTAAAGAACAATTTAATTTACCACCAGATTTTGATTTAAAAGATGATGACGAAACATTTAACCTTATAAAAAAAAGAAAACGAGAAGAATATATTCTTAACCAAAATTTTGCAAAAATAAACCCAATACTAGCAAGACAATTAGAAGATCCTAAGTTTGCTGCATTAGCACATGACAATATAGAACATCTACAAGAGTATTACACAACAGCTAGAGCATTAACTACACCTTTTAGAATGCTATATGGTGGAGGTGTCGGAATACAACAAGGTTTACATAAAGGATGGTTAACTAACGAAAGAGGATTATTAGGATATCAATTAATGACAGGTGATCCAAACAATGAGTATCACCAAGGGGATAGGATTAAAAAATTTATAGCTGCCGATTTATTAGGTGCTTTTGGTAAAAAACAATCAAGAGAAGAAAAATTAGCAAGGATTAAAGAGATTGATCAAAAGATAGGAATGTATAACGAAGATGGTGTTAATTGGTTAGAAGCAGGTGCATATTACGCAGGTCAATGGTCAAGAACTTTACCTGCTGCTGCAACAACAGGAGCAACTACTTCATTTATAAATGCCAAGATCGGTGCATTAACAGGTAGTGTTGTTCCTGGTGGAGGAACAGTTGTAGGTGGAGTTATTGGTGCTACTACAGGTTTACCTGCTGCATTTAATTATATGGCTCTTAACTCATATATGGTTGAAGGTGGTAATTCCTATTTAGATGCTATTACAAGAGTTGGTGGATTAACTCATGAAGATGCAGCAAATCAAGCTCATGCTGTTGGATTTCTTTCAGCAGGTGTAGAACGTATTGGATTGCCATTTTTATTTAGAGGTACATCTAATTTAGCTAGTAAAAGTTTAGTAGGAATAGGAGCTAATAAATGGTTGCAAGGTTCATTAGGAAGGTCTGGATTAGGTGCTAAAGCAGAAGCTACTTGGTCAATGTTAAATAAAAGAATACTTAGAAGATCATCAAAACTTAGCCTAAGTGATAAATTTCAACAACTTACAGCATATTCTGCGAGTAAAGATATATTTATTGACATAGCACAAAATGTATTAACAGAAACTTCAACAGAAGTAACACAAGAATTAATTAATATTATTGGTTTTAACATAGCTGCTGAAATGGCTACATATGAAACAAATCCTGTTGAGATGGAAGAAGCTATGGACAGAATAAAAGGAGTAATGTGGGATACTTTTAGAGGTATGTTGACGTTTGGGATTGTAACTTCTAGTGGTGGATATATGCGTACAGCAAATAATGTAAAACAAGCTGAAAGCGATCAAGAATATATTGAAAAAATGCTTGAGATAACAAACGATGATAAGACAAAAAAAAGAAATAAAAATTTATGGCAAAACTATATGGATTTAGTTGGAGATAAATTTGGTGTTAAAGATTGGTACATAAACGCAGAAACTTTTCAACAACAATTAGATGACAATGATATTTCAATGGAACAATTAGAATTGTTTGATAAAAATCTTAGTAGTCAATTAAAAAAAGCAACTGACGAAGGTCTTGTTGGTAAAAGTATAAAAATTTCACAAGGTGATTATTTAACTAATGTCGCAGGTACAGATTTTCATAATATTTTAAGGCCACATTTACGTCTTGGTAAAAATACATATAGTCAAAAAGAATTTCAAGAAGTATATAAAATAAAAGATCAAATGTTAGATCAAACATTAAAAGATATAAAAACAAAAACGGCAGAATTCAAAGAATCACAAAGAGAAGCAAAAGCATATAAAAAACAAATTAAAGAACAATTAATAGCTACAGGTAAATACGATAAAAATGTTGCTACTGCATTAACTAATTTACCTTTAGCTTTTGCTTTAACTTTTGCAAAAAGATCAAATCTTTCAACAAAAGATTTTTTAAATAAATATTTATATAGCGTTGTTTTTGAAGGCAAGCCACAAGATTTTGGTAATGATTTTTTTAATCAAAATGGATCTATAAAAACTGATAGTGTTTTATTTAAAAATTGGTTTGGCAAATCAAAAATAAAAAATGCTGACGGTACACCTCAAGTTTTATACCACGGTACTACAAGTAGTTTTGATCGTTACAATTTAAAAAATACAAATAGATCTGACACAGGAATTTTTGGTAAAGGTATATATTTGTCACCTAATGAAAATGACGCTCAAACATTTAAACAATTAAAAAATTTAGATTCTGATGCAATACCTTTATATGTGCGTTTGGAAAATCCATATAGAGAAACTAATCCAAACATTAAGCAACAATTGCATAAAGGTGGCAAAGGAGCAAAAACAAGTTATAGAAGTAAATTAATAAAAGATGGACATGATGGTGTATTAATTATTAATCCTAATACCAACGAAGTTACAGAAGTAATTGCATTTGATAATAATGCAGTTAAAGCAGTTAACGACAAAGACAATTGGTCTAGAGAAGTTGACGATATATATGAACAACAATTAGAAACTTTTGAGCAACGAGGTCAACAAAAAAAAGGTAAACCAGTATCAGAAGAAGTATTTCAAATTGCAAGAATTATAGAAAATTTTGATTTTGCAAAAAGTAAACCGTTTGCAACTAATCGTGATTTTAAATTAGAAATACAAAACCGTATACAAGCTGCTGCTAAAAGAGCAGGTGTTAAATTAACTGACTTTAGTGTTGAGACAGAAAAATATTTAGTAAAAACTTTATTAGAAGATGCAAGATATGCTTTAACAGAAAATGGAAATGCTGTTGGTTGGTACGATGAAAAAGTATCTAAAGCAGTAAGAATACTTTCTAAAGTATTTCCAAAAGTTGCTACTGATAAAAGACATGAATTTGTATTTAAATGGGCATTAGCAGCTACATCTAACGGTATAAAAGTTGATAAAAATTACGAATATGCAGCAGATGTATATAGAAAATTTTTGGAATCTGAAGAAAAATTAGGCGAAGGAAAAGGCAGGCTGCCAGAAAAAATGTTAAATGCAGAAGGCGAAAAAACAGGTGGTACTGCAAGAGCAGCAATGGAAAAATCTTTTAAAATACTAAATTTATTATTTGATAGAAAATCTTTTGCAGAATTAGAAGAATTTATGAGAACTATGCATACTGTAAGAGAAGTGCATGAGTTTGTAGGAACATATAAAAATGGAAGACAAATTAAAGTAGGTGGTGGTTATGGATTAGATGAACAAGTTTATGGTGCTGCAATAATGGGTCCAAAAATTGGTAATGGATTTTTTGCAAATTTAAATGGCAACTATGACCAGTTAACTTTAGATAGATGGGCTATGCGTACATGGGGTCGCATGACAGGTACGTTAGTTTTAAACAAACAAAAACAAGCAAAAATAAAAAGAGGGCAGATAAAACAAATAATTAAAGCTTTAACTAAGACACAGAAAAAAGCGTTTGAAGCAATTATTGGAAGAAAACTTACAGTAGGTGATATTGATCAGTTGGCAATTGATATTGAAAAAGCATCGACTACAGAAGAAAATCGTGATCGTATGGCAGAAATAGCAACATTTGCAGAAGATCCAAAACATAGAGAAATATATGTAGAAATTAATGGTAAGCCAAGAAAAGATGATGCCACAGTTTCTCTTGGAGACTACTTGCGTAAAAGAGGTAATTTATTAGCTAAAGATAATGATGGTCAAAAAGAAGCACCAAGTGGTGCTCCAGAAAGAAGAAATATAGAAAAAGTTTTTGCACAAGTACTAGAAGTTTTGCAAAAGGATTATCCTTCTTTAACAATGGCAGATTTACAAGCACTTGTTTGGTATCCAGAAAAAAAATTATATGATTCTGCAAAATTAAAAGAAGCAGTAGTAGAAACAAATTACGAAGATAATGAAGCACCTGACTATGCCAATGCTGCTGTTGAATTTGCTGCTAGAATAGGTATACCAGACGAAGACATACAATCTGCAATAAAGGAGGTAGATGATGAGTTACAGTCCACTAAGCAATCAACAGGAACACAACTTGATGATGGAGGAAGAGGAGAGGTACGAGAAGATGATGGAACTTTCCAACAACAAGGAACAGAAAACACAAACATTGACGAACTTACAGGACTCCCCATCAACCCAGACGGAACAGTTACCGTCTACCACCACACCAGTAGAAAAAACGCAGAATCAATCAGATCAACAGGTGAACTTAGAAGTTCTGGAGAGCCTGATGTCTACGTTACCACCAGAGCTATCACAGATACTGGATATGGTGATACAGCAGTACCCATCAGGGTTGACCCTAGAATCCTTGAACTCAATGATGAATTCCCTAACGGACGAAAGGATTTCAACATCAGACTTCGAGATGATAAAGGAAACCTTAGATACGGTGGGTCTATTGCTGTAAAAGTTGGCGAATTTTTTGAACAACGTAGAGATAGTAAAGGACCTAAAGGTAGGTTTGATCCAAAATCATTTACAACTTTATTAAACAAAGAATCAGATATATCTACATTTTTCCATGAAACTGGTCATTATATGTTGTCAGTTATGGAAGATATTGTTTTAAGTGGTGATGCACCTGCCGACATAATAAATGATTTTAATGTTTTACTAGATTTTTGGGGTGTAGAAGACATAGATACATGGAGCAAATTTTCTATTGAACAAAAGAAAGAATTTCATGAAGCCTTTGCATTAAATTTTGAAATTTATTTGCACTCAGGAAACGTGCCAATTAAACAACAAGGTTTGCGTAGAATATTTAGAGAATTCGCAAGATTTCTTGAAGAAGTGTATTCAGATATTAAATACAATCTTAACAACACATACAAAGCATTATTTGGTAGAGATTTACCAGTACTTACAGATGAAGTACGAAGTGTTATGGATCGTATGCTTTCAACTGATCAAGACATAATATTAGCTAACGAAATATATGGCATGAAAGCCATGTTCCAAACAAAAGAAGAAAGTGGAATGTCAGATAGTGAATGGGCTAATTATCAACAACAATTGCAAGAAGCATTTGATGAATCTAAAGAAATATTAAATCAAAAAAGCATGGCACAATTAAGTTGGTTTGAAAATGCAAAAAGTAAATATTTAAAAAATTTACAAAGAAAACATAACAAGACATATAAAAAAGTAGAAGCAGAAGTTATTGAAGAAGTAGAAAACGAAAAAATATATAGGTTAATTAATTATTTAAAAACTGGAAAAACAAGAAATGACAAAGGTGAAATAATACAAGTCCAATCTGGAAATAAAATATCTATTGAGAGCGTAAAACAATTAGTTCCATTTCACGACATGAAATATGAAATGAAGGAACTTGGTTATGGAAAATCAGGTATGTTGGCTAAACAAGGTCAAAGTGTAGAAGATATGGCAGATTTGTTTGGTTATAAAAGTGGTTTAGATATGATAGACGCAATATTAAGTGCAAGAAATATAAAAGAAGTTATAAAAGAAAGAACAGAAAAACGTATGTTAGAAGAATACTCTGAACTAGTTGACGAGAAGAAAATACAATTAGGGTTACAAGAAGCTTTGCACAACGAAGCACGAGCAAGATTTATTTCTCTAGAATTAAAATTTTTATCAAAATCTACACAACCTGTGCGTTTACAAATTGCAGCAGCAAACGAAACAGCTTTAGATATATTGGCTAAAACAAGATTACAGGACATAAAAGTAAGTGACTATACTCGTGATGAAGAAAATGCCAGAAAAAAAACAGAAGAATATTTAGGTAAAAAAGATCCAGACAGTTTAAGACAAGCTGTAGAAGCTAAACGATCACAATTAATAGCAAATCAATTAGCTAAAGAAGCTGTAGAAATATTAAAAAGATACGAAAATGCGACAAAAAGAAATGGAAAATTTCAAAAGTTTTTACAAACAGATAAAAAATTTAGAGATAAAAATAATAAGTCAAAAAGAAATATGTTTTTAGTAGATGCAGGTCGAGCTATTTTGTATTCTTATGGCATTGGCAAACAACGAATAAATGTACAAGAAAAGATGAAACAAATTAAAGAATATAATCCATTTACATACGAACAACTAGAACCAATTATTATAAAAGCAAGTCAAAAAAGAGGAAAAACAGAATTAATATCTTTGACAGTTGATGAATTTTATAATGTAGAAGATACGTTAGATACATTATGGTATCAATCTTTAAGAGATGAACAAATAAGACAAGGTAATAAATTAGTAGCTTTTCAAGAAGCGTTAAAACCAATATTAGATTTATTGGATAAAAGAATATCGCAAAATCCACAAGCACGAGAACGATTAATTAATCCACCAGGTAAATCAGAAGCAGTTAATGTTGGGTGGAAACAAAAATTACACAAGTTTGCTTTAACGTTGGGATCTAATTTGCAACGTATGGAAAGTTTTGTTGATCTTATAGATGGTGCAGATGAAGTGTTAGAAGGTTTAGGTTCAGCAGTTTTACAATTAAAAGATGGTAAATTTGGTGTTTTTTATAATACTTTATTTTATCCAGTTAAAGAAGCATTAAATGAATATAGAGAACAACAATATGTTATTACTAGAGAATACACAGAGTTAGTAGCTGCTTTAGATCTCAGCAGTAAAGAATCTAAAATTACTGCATTTGAATTTAATGAAGTTTCTGACGATTCAACACCATATACGTTTGGATCAGATTCTAATGGTATAGGAAAAGTAGAATTACTTGGAGCTATGTTGCATACAGGTAATGATAGTAATTTAAAAAAATTATTATTAGGTAGAGGTTGGGGTTCGTTAAATGAAGATGGTTCATTAAATACTACGCATTGGGATAATTTTGTTCAACGCATGAAAGATGAAGGATTTTTAACAGGTTCTGATTATATTTTCATGCAAGCTGTATGGGATTTAAATCAAAAAATGTTACCACTATTGCAAAGAGCACATAGAGAATTAAACGGATATTATTTTAAAACAGTTGAAGCTAAACCTATTGTTAATGAGTTTGGTACTTTTAGAGGTGGATATGTACCTGCAAAAGGTGATCCTAATATGACAAAACAAGAAGTAGAAATAACTGTTGAACAATTACAAAGAGATTTCAGAATGTCATTACCTATGGTTGAAAACGGTATGACTAAAGAACGTAATGAAAATTTTGCACAACCATTATCGTTAAATTTAAATTATATGACTAAACATATTGATGACACTTTGCGTTATGCATATGTACAACCTAAAGTAAAAGACGTATTAAAAATAATAAATAACAAAGATTTTCAAAAAAAATTAGATGTTTTAAATCCTACAAAAATAGATTATTTAATTAAACCTTGGCTACAAACAGTTGTGTCGCAAAGAACTTTTGCACCTTCTGGATTAGGACCTCAATTTGATCAGGGATTAAGTGTGACTCGAAAAAGAGGTGGTATGGCAACTATGTTCTTTAACCTTAAGAACGCTGTAGAACAATACACAGGTGTATTCCCTGCAATGTTAAAAGCAACACCAATACAAATGATAAGCTCATTGCAAAATTACATGGCTGATAGGCAAGGCACAATGCAAGCTATTGCAGATTTGTCACCTTTTATGGCAGATCGTCAACTTAACCAGATATTTGACATACAAGGTAGGTTAAATGAATTGTTAATCAATCCAAATAAATTTGATAAATTTAAAGATTGGTCTACAAAACACGCATATTTTTTACAGCAAACATTTCAAAACCAAGTAGACGCTGTTGTTTGGATGGCAGTATATAACCAAACACATCAAAAATTACCTACTTCTATGAGCGATGCAGATGTACAAACAGAAGCTATAAAACAAGCAGATGCTGCTGTCCGCATGACACAAGATAGTTTATTACCAGAAGATAGAGCAGGTTTTCAAAATTGGAATCCTATTATTCAATCTATAAGCCAATTTACTGGTTATTTTAATAACATAGCTAATTTAGATAACAATCAATATCAAAAAATTACAAGAGATCTTGGGTTTAATAATAAAGGCAAAGGAACAGAACAATTATTTTATATGTATCTTTATGCAATTATGATGCCTGCTGTCATTGCAGGTCTTATTGGTAGAACCTTTGCAGGTAATTTGTTCTTAGATGATGATGATGATGGCATGATAGCTGATGACATGATGAAAGCAGTATTAGGAGATCTTATTGACTACAAAAAAGCATTTGTTCCTATTTTTGGTAATGCAATACTTATACCAATAAATCAATTTGATGATAAACCTTGGAATGATAGTTTAGTTTCTAGTCCATCTATAGAATTATTAACAAGAGGTACACAAACTGTGTTTAAATTACCTGTTGATTTAATACAAGGTAAAGGTGTAAGCGGTAGACAAATAAGAGATATAAGTGCTTTAGTTACAATATTTTCTGGTATACCAGTTACACCTATCGGTAAAACTGGAGGTTATTTATTAGATGTAGGAACTGGTAGAGTTAATCCAGAAAATCCAATAGATTTAATAAGAGGAACTCTTACAGGTAAAGCTAGTAAAGCAAGTAGAAAATAAATAAAGGTGTGACCGTAAAGCAAAGAGTTGTTGGTAACCTAAATAAGATAGTGAAAATGTCTAGTTAATGACAATAAATTCGACTACACGAAAGACGAATAACTTAGTTGGTAATGGTAATACTGCTACATATCCTTTTGCTTTTAAAGTTTTTACTGACGCAGATGTAGTTGTAAAAAAATTAGAAGTAAGTACAAGTATAGAAACTACATTAACTTTAGGTGCTAACAACGATTATATAGTTACTTTAAACGATGACCAAAACAGTAATCCTGGTGGAAGTATAACTTTAAAATCTGGCGGTAATAATCAAAATTTAGCAAGTGGTTTTCAACTTGTTATTACATCTGCTGTACAACCATTACAAGGAACAGATCTTACAAACCAAGGTGGATTTTTTCCAGAAGTTATAAACGATGCTTTAGATAAAGCAATTGTATTGCATCAACAACAACAAGACGAATTAGATAGATCTATTAAATTTTCATTAACCAATACTATTGGTAGTTTAGAAATCACAGAAAATGCTAATGCTCGTAAAAACAGAGTTTTAGGTTTTGATAATCTAGGTGAGTTTGAAGTATTAAAAGAACTGGGAACATACCGTGGAAACTGGGCTGCTAGTACTGCATATGCTGTAAGAGATCTTGTTAAAGATACATCAACTAATAATATTTTCTTTTGTAATACAGCACATACCTCTTCTGGTTCACAACCATTAACAACAAATACAAATTCTGCAAATTGGGATTTAATTGTAGACGCAGCATCAGCTACTACGGCATCTAACAACGCAGCATCGTCAGCAACAGCATCTGCAAATTCTGCAACGGCAGCAGCTAATAGTGCTACAGCAGCAGCCACATCTGAAACTAACGCAGCAGCATCTGCGACAACCGCAACTACTAAAGCTACACAAGCAGACACGGCTAAAACCGCAGCAGAAACAGCTAAAACGGCTGCGGAAACTGCAAAGACAGCAGCAGAAACTGCATTAGATTCTTTTGATGATAGATATTTAGGTGCTAAATCTAGTAACCCTACACTAGATAATGACGGTAATGCATTAATAGATGGAGCGTTATATTTTAATACGACAGTAAATCGAATGAGGGTTTATGACCTTGGCAATACTACATGGCTAGAAGTTACTATAAGTGGTTCTGATTTAACAAATACAAATACAGTCGCAGGTGCAATAAGCAATGTTAACGCAGTAGGTAGTAACATATCTAATGTAAATGCAGTTGCCAGTAATTCTTCAAACATAAATGCAGTTAGTAGCAACTCAAGTAATATCAATACTGTTGCAGGTGCAGCGTCTGCTATTAATACCGTTAGTGGATCTATATCAAATGTTAATACTGTAAGCGGTGGTATTGCTAATGTAAACACAGTCGCAGCAGAAATAAACAACAACAAATTACAGACAGTAGCTAATAACATTAACGCAGTTGTTACTGCTGCTAATGATTTAAATGAAGCTACTTCAGAAATAGATACAGTTGCAAATGCTATAACAAATGTTGATAATGTTGGAAATAACATTGCAAACGTAAATACAGTCGCAGGTGCGTTATCAAACATTAATGCCGTTGCAGGTAATGCATCTAACATTAATACTGTCGGTGGTGCAATTACTAATGTTAATAATGTTGGTGGCAGCATTGCAAATGTTAATACTGTTGCATCTAACCTAAGTGGTGTTAATGCTTTTGCTGCTAGATATAGAGTTGGAACAACAAACCCAACAACTGATTTAGATAATGGCGATTTATTTTATAATACAAATTTAGGAAAACTTCTTGTTTATAACGCAACTACCAGTGCATGGGAAGAGACACAAACTATTGGTAATTTCTTTATAAATACAATAAGCCAATTTTCTGGTACTGGTGGTAATAGTGCAACGTTTAATGGTGCTGCTTACAAATTTACGCTAAGTAATGCAGGTCAATTTGCACAGCAAATGTTGGTCAGTATTAACGGTGTTGTACAAAAACCTAATAGTGGAACAGGCCAACCTAGTGAAGGTTTTGCATTAGATGGTAGTGAAATTGTATTTAGTTCTGCACCACCAACTGGTGCTGATTTCTTCATTGTTACTATTGGAGCAACAGTCAGTATTGGTACTCCAAGTAATGGAACGGTAACACCTGCTAGTTTTGCAAACGGAACATCTGGTAATAACGGTAAATTTTTAAGAGCTAATAATGGTGCTGCACCAAGTTTTGAAACTGTTAATACAGACTTAGTTTCTGACACATCACCACAGCTAGGCGGTGACTTAGATACCAATGGTAACGATATTGACTTTGCAGATAACGTAAAAGCAACTTTTGGTGCTAGTGAAGATTTATTGATTAAACATTCGGGTACAAATAGCGAAATATACCACAACGGAGAAGGGCATTTTTACATATCAGCACAAGGTAGTAGTGAAATGTTACTGCTATCAGCAGCAGCAGATATAAGGCTAAGTAATTCTGTTTCTGGAGATATGTATTTAAAAGCTATATCAGACGGAGCAGTAGAGCTATATCATAATGGCGGTAAAAAATTTGCTTCACATAGTAATGGATTGGCAATAAAAAATGAAGCTGGCGGTGCTGATAGTTCACTTTACCTAATTGGTGCAGAAGGGCGAAATGCCGAATTTCAAATGAACGCTGATGATGGAGATGACAATCCTGATTATTATAGATTAATTCATTTTGCATCTGATAATAGCTGGAGAGTACAAAACTATCATGCTGGTTCATGGGGAGATAATATTAAGGCAATAAATGGTGGAGGTGTAGAGCTATATCACGACAACGTTAAAAAATTTGAAACGCAAAGTTCGGGCACACGTTTTGCTGCTGGTTCAGCAGTTTTTAATGGCCCTAGCGGTACTGCTTATACAGTAGAAGTTAGACCTTTTAACGCTAATCCATATGGTTTTGCTGTAATAGAAAACTCTAATGCTAATGCTGGTTATCCTTTGCTTGGAGTTACTAGCAATAATGGACAAACTTACTTTAGAACTTTATCTGGTGGACAATCAGAAGCACGAAATATTTTACCAGTAGCTAATAACACTTACGATTTAGGTTCTTCCACAAGACGTTGGCAAAATATTTTTACCAATGACCTTAACTTATCTAACGAAGGTGGTGCTAATGACGTTGACGGAACTT